TCGTACAAGCTGAAGCACTGGTCAATGACTTTATCCTGAGATGCCTTCCACCAGATTTCAATAGCTGCATCTGTATTAGGCAAGGAGTTCTGTCTGTTGACTGTATCCTGTAGCCTAGTCTCCCTTCTGTCTGAGTTAGTCTCAGTAGCTGCGTACCTCTGAGAGAACTCCTGGAACCCAGTGAAGGACTTATGCCTAAGCAGTTGTCTGGCTATGTCCCTAGTAGTCGTTATATCTAGACACACACTAACCATCTCGAAGGGGGACCAGTGCTTGTGGTTAATCAGGTAGTGAATTAGCTTTGAGTTGTTAAGCCCTGAGATTTGAGATGTAGGGTTAGACACTCTAGCATAGTAGGCTATCAAGTCAGTGAAGTTATCACCTACACTAATTCCTTTGGTTGCCTTTGTGTAACCAGCTAGATTAACTTCACATGTCATTGGTCTACTCCTTTTTCTGTAATCAGATTATAGATAACACTAGCAGCTACAGCCTTATCTACAAACCCTTCACCTTCCCATAGCTGTAGTTTCTCTTCAATCTTTTGTTTCATTTCTTCCTTAGTTAACTCAGCACCTTTGGATAAGCCATCAGTGTATTCAACAAGGTCTGTCTGTTGCTGGTGGTTTGCCATAGTCCTAAGTTTATGCTCCGCTTCTGGCAGCACCATTCCATTTAGATACCAGTATTTAGTGCCATCAGCTAACTCCAGAGCAGGGCCATCATCTCTGTGTCGCTTCCCATTTAGATACCAGTATTTAGAACCACTACTTTCCTCAATAGCAGGACCATCTTCTCTGTGATACTGTCCATTTAGATACCAGTACCTAGAACCGTCACTGTCTACTTCTACTTCATACTTAATCATAGTCTTAGGTTCCTTATGGATATTTGGCGTCCCCGGTAGGATTCGAACCTACGACCCACAGCTTAGAAGGCTGTTGCTCTATCCTGCTGAGCTACGGAGACATTCTTCGCTGCGTACCTACGAAGCTATTATTTTTCTTTTGGCTTCTCTGACCAGATAGTGAACTTAAAGTGCTTACCAAAACCATCCATAATTTCTTTAGGATAGCCGTTGTCAGTTAACCACTTCATAGTGTCACCAAGGATATTCTCCTGAGAGATAGGCTTAGGAAAACCCCACTTGTAACCTTGCAGAGGGTCAATGTAGTAGGAAGATTTCTTATCCTTCTCTTTGTTAGATTTCTTTTCGGTATTCTCTGCCTCTCTTTCAGCTAGAACTTTTTCGAACCCTTTCTCAGTCATGTAGTAAGAGGAGAGAATAGTCGCGATTGCATCCTTAACCCTCAGGTCTTCAGCGTACTCACTAAGAGTGAAGTAGTCCTTGATGAGGGTCTCGACTACAATCTTATCCTTCTGGTCTTCAGAGATGTCGATACTCAAGCTAATCATTTGGTTTCTCCTTTTGCTACTTCAAGCTGGAGGTAACTAAGATACCACTTAGCCTTCTCCAAGTCTTGTGAAGCCTTACCTTTGTACCTCCAACGATGAAGATACTTCTTTGTATTCCCTTCGAGGTAGCCAAGGAAGGCTTGCTCAGGTAGGTTGTCTTTGAGGTATTCGATACACTCAATCTCACCTGTGTTGTAGTGCGGAGGTTTGTTGACAACATCGACCACACTATCACCCCTTAGTTCGGTTGAATCTGGGTACTCGTCCCACATCTCAGACCCCACAGCTTCCCCCTGATCCTGAGATGTCACAGATATCGTGTGTCTCAACATGTTCGTCAAACTCCTCACCAAGTTTCTCAACGGCTTCAGTGTATGGCACAGATGTTAGCGGCTGTCCACCCCTACTGCCGTCAGGATAGCAAGTAAATCCTCTCAGCCTACCTGCATACTTAGCTAGGGTCTTAGAAAACTCAGGCACTGTGTCTTCGTTGTTGAGTTTACTACCCCAAGCAGGAAGGTTAATCGTTGAGGAGATACTCATATCAACGTAGTCCTGAACGTCAGCTTGGAAGCTCATACGACGTTCGTAATCAGAAGCTAAGTCAAGGGCTGACTCAACACTCTCAGGCTTAGCTCCGTACAGGTCAATGAGTTCCTGTGCTGCTGAGTCAACAACGTATTGATAGACCCAACGGTTAGTTCCTTTGAGGTATCTACGCTTGTAGGCTACAGCAAAGATAGGTTCTACTCCGGTAGATGTACCAGCAAGAATACCAATACTACCAGTTGGAGCAATAGCCCTGTTAGCCACGGGAGTAGATACAGATAGCTCCTCAGCAAATGCCTTAGATACTTTGTCACTGACTCCCTTGTATACTGACAACCACGAATGAAGCTCTTGAGTAACCTCATACTTGTAGTTTCTCTTGATGAGCCATTCGTGTACTCCCATAAAACCAAGGCCCAGTCGTCTGTTTTTTTCTCGTGTTTCATGTACCTTCTCATATGGTAGGTGGGCTTTGAGTGTACCACAGATGAGGAACTTAGTGGATAGTTCAACTAGGTCAGACAACTCAGATAGGCTTTCGATCCTACCAAAGTTAAGGGAACCTAAGTTACATACATCACTGTCATCTTCTGAGGTAACTTCAGTGCAGGCGTTCCGTAGGGTTTCGTTTTCCTTGTCGAAGAAGTTGAAGCTAAACCCAGGCTCAGCAGTCTTCATTGCCTGTAGTACGTTCTCTTCAAAGACCTTACCTACTTGACCTGTTTCGTAGTAGTTCAGCAGCCACTCAGTATCGTAGTTGACACTAATGTTGGTCATGTCCATAGGTGCAGGGAAGTTGAAGTCATCCTGCTTAATATCCCAAAGAGACTTACCTGTGCTACCTACTGGCATACTAGCCCAGTCTTTAGAGCTTAGGAATTTCCCTACGTCTTGGTGTTTCCAGTTGAGGGACGCATAGATAGCTGACCTGCGGCTACCACCTTGCATGACCCTACGGCCAATCTCGTTAATCATCTGCATCTTAGGGATAGGACCAGAAGCCTGACCCCCTGTACGCTGGATGGGTGCGCCTTCATGTCGGTACACACTGTAGTCTACACCAATACCTCCACCTGTCATAAGGCATGACTCAGCCTTCCAGCTTAGGTTAGCCCAGTCTTGTCTGCTGTCTTCTTCTGCCTTAAGTAGGTAACAGTTATTGAAGAACTTATTCTGTCTTCCTGCGTAGTACAGATACCGACCACCGGGGATGAACTTCATGTCAGTGATAGCCTTAGCTAGGTCAATGCATTCATCCCTAGTCATTAAGTCACCACATACGTCATCCACTAGGGTCTTAGCTAGGGCTTCCCAAGTCTCGCAGCCTTCATGCCGGTACTTGTGGTTGAAGATGTCCTCGCTGAACTTTGACCTGAACATTGGGTTTAGGTTTGACTTGTACGACATGCTCATTTGTTTTTCTTTCCTTTGTTAGTTCATGTTTCTCAAGATAGTTTAAAGCCTTCATAAGACCTTCAATGTTGTCACCTAATTTTCCGATACCCGTATTGCATATATGACAAAGCAAGCCCCTTATTAGCCCAGTATCGTGATCGTGGTCAACAGCAAATCTCATAGTTAACTTATTTTGGTGAATGCCGCAGCAAGCACACTTACCCTTTTGCTCAGTAAACATAAGGTTGTACTCATGTAACCCTATGCCAAAATTTCTTTCTAAGTCTTTGGCTCTGATCTTATCCCTATTCTTTTCTCTGTAGGCTTTTTTCTTGACGTTAAGCTCCTCCCTATTCTTTTCTCTGTAGGCTTTGTTCTTGGCGTTAATCTTCTCCTTGTTCTTTTCATAGTAGGCTTTGGTCCAGGTTTTTTTGTAGGCTTTAATCTTCTCCTTGTTCTTTTCTCTGTAGGCTTTGTTCCTGGCGTTAATCTTCTCCTTGTTCTTTTCATGGTAGGCTTTGTTCCAGGTTTTTTTGTAGGCTTTAATCTTCTCCTTGTTCTTTTCTCTGTAGGCTTTGTTGTAGGCCTTTTCATCCTCAGGGTTAGCATGAGCCATTTAGTTATCCTCCTCTTCGTTTAGGTAATCGTTGTCGCTGAAGTAATCCTCCAAGTCAATCAACCCTTCAAAGATTAGGAGCCTAACGATTGCTTCTTCTTCGATATCAGATATCTCTGTTATGTCTTTTAAACTGTAGCTTAAACTAAGTACTCTAGCAAGCTCAGCTATGTCATGTCTCATCCTCTTCGTCCTCAATAGTTTTCATAAGGTCGTCAGGGTCCAAACAAATAAGGTTTAAAGGTTCAATGTTCTTTGTAAAATAAGTGACAGGTTCGAGTGCATCACTATACGTTTCGTAGTGAACCTCAACATCTGCAATGGTGGCAGTTGAATCCTCAATTCTACAAAGGTTTAGATACCCACCTTCTTCTTTGTCAGGGTTTACATATGGGCCGTCTACAACCCAGTGAATTAAGAGATGCTTCATTAGTTTCTTCCTTTAGCCAAGCTGTTGGTATGAGTTTGTCATCGAACTTAAAGTCGTTCTTGATACACCAATCAGCATAGGTAGACTTACTACCCTTGTACAGCTTAGCCTTGCTATTGCTGAAGACGAATCTAATGTCTATCTCAGGGTGTTGCTTCTTAATTTGAAGATGCTTCCTCCTGTCTGCTGACACAAACCTGCCTTTGGTTTCAATTACGATACCGTTAGGAAGTATGAAGTCAGGAAGATACTTATGTGAGATAACCCACTCTATCCTCACTGACTCATACTGGTAGTCGATCTTCTTGTTACTCAGGAAGGACGCATTGTCAGCCTCAAGACCTGACCTAAACTTACCTAGACTTTTCTTGTTGGTAGATTTACGTCTTCTCTTAGGTCTAAAATTGTAGGTCATTAGGAAGATACTCAGGAACTCTAGGCTCTTGTTCCACTTTGACCAGATGCTGAAGACCTGAAGAGTATACAAATGACCTAAGCTCAGGCCAGCATATCTTCTTGAACTCGCAGTAGTTACAGGTAGAACACAGCTTCAGGTTAGCACTGTCTTTGTACTGAGGCACAGGATCAAGGCGACCTGGAGGGGATGGATCAGCCACCATAGCTTTGATGTCCTCAATCTCCTTAGGCTTGTTCTCAATGTCCTTACTGAAGTCGTGTATGTCTAACAGGATTTCACCTGAGACTTTATCAACGACTAGGAAGGCACCCTTAGTTTTGTCTGTAACTTCTGGGTCATCCTTAGCTGCGGCTACATAGGAAGAAAGCTGAGAGATGTAACCAAAGCTATCTTGTTCCCTTAGCTGTCCCTTCTTAAACTTCTGGAAGGAAAAGGGAGAAGCTGACTTAACGTCGATAGTCATACCATCAATGACAGCATCCCTATGTCCCCTAATCCCGTACAGCTCCATCTTGCTTTGCTCACCTGTTACAGTGTGTCCAGCAGCCTTAGCTAAGTTAAGGATTAGAGATTCAATTATGTCACCAAAGAAGAACTTAAGCAGGTCACTACCTTTGTTGCCGGTGGCTTCCCTTGGTTCGTTAATCTTGTACCAAAGTTTCCTCTTACACGGTGCGCCAATACCTGACATAGACAACCTAGAGCGGTAAGCCTCAGGTTTAGAAAACCTAGAGTTAGAAAGCTCAGCTATCTCCTTGCCTAGCATACTGGCGATGTAACTATGCCAACCACCCTTGCCTTTTACAACTGAGTAGATATCACCGACTAAAGTTGTTATTTCCTTCTGAGTCATAACTGGCCTCCTCATCACTGTATGTTTCTAGAAGAGGCCCGTCATCTAAAGCTGAGAAGTGTTCCTCTAAC